GTCGCCCAATGGCTACCCCATTAGACCCCTCTGGCTTGCCCTAGGAAGCGTTTTGACGGCGGGAGCGTATGAAGACCGCCACCCCCACCCCTAGGCACCCCACGGCCAAGGCCCAACCAAGGTCACGGACCGACCGCAGGGCCAAGGTCGCCACGCTCATGTTGCGCTCAAGGTCTTTCGAGTCCGACTTCAGGCCGCCATCCGTCACGATCATGACCAAGGCGTCGGTCGATTGCAGTTGGTCGAGGACATAGCCGGCGATGTACGCCGATACCAAGGCCGACACTCCGGCGAAGGCCGTGAGCAGCGTGACCGCCAGCAGGAGGTTATCCCCTTCGCTTTGCTTTGCCTTTGCCATTGGTTTTGGCGGAGACCTTGGCGACTTCCTTCTCTCCGCGGGCCTTGATGTATTTCATCAGGTAGTCGAGACACTCAGGAGCTGCGTAGCCGGCCGCACCGACGGCCCCCATCCGCAGACCAGGGGATTGGATGTGGTCTTGGATGGCGTAGCCGACGATCGCGGCGGTGATGGCGGCGGCGAGGACGCGGCGGATGACCCAGCCGATGGTCACGGGCTCAGTCGAGAGGAGCAGGCGGGCGACCATCGCAAGCCCACCAAGGACACCGGCGACGACCCCGTCTTTGACTTCGTGAGGGATCTCCTCGGGGTTCATGGCGCTCATTTGCGGAGGACGGTCGAAAGGAGGGCGATGTTGGCGATGGAGTAGCAGAACCACATGATGGCCATCGGCCAGTTACGGGTGCAGAGGTTGGCGACGCCGGCGGAGAAGTACGCCAGGGAGGCGATGCCCGGGACGCAGACAGTCGTGAAGGTCTCGATGGTCACGAGATGCGGGGGGGTTTGGCGTTGGCGTCGAGGACGACGCGTCGGTAGTTCTCAGACCAGAGCACCTTGCAGATCATCTTGCCGGTGCGGTCGACTTCGGCCTCCGACATCCCCGGGTGCGCAAGGTGGGTGACTTCGTGGATGAGCACCTCGAGCTGCCGCTTGGCGCCGAGACGTGGGTCGACCTCGACGAGGCCTTCGCCGATGGTGGCCTGACCCCATGCCTTCTCCTTGCCGAGTTTCCGCCAGATGACCTTGACGGACTTACTTTTGCGGCGGCTCATAGGGGGCGTTGACCTTGTCGCGGACCTTGTCCCAGAGATACCAGATGCCGAGGGCGGCGACCAGGGCGAGAGTAGACCCGGCGATGATGTTGAAGTATTCGGAGTCGACGACGAAGGGGAACGCCCCGATGGCCGCTCCGCATGCGAGCAGGGGGATGCCCACCTTAGGGCCGACGAAGGCCGTGGCCAGCGCACCGATCACGGCGATACCGACTCCGGCCAGCGTCCAGAGATTGGCGGTAGCGTCTTTCTTCACGCGCTCGACCTCGGCGGTGAGTTCCTCGATGCGGCGGTCCTTCAGCTGAGAGACACGGAGGGCTTCCTTCTGGTCGGCTTCGACCTTGGCCCAGTTGGCGTCGATGCTGGCGAGGAGCTTCTTCCCGTAGGCGACGGCGTCTCCGTAGGCCTTCTGGTCTTCGGGCTTGGCGGCGCGTGCCCTGGCTAGGGCGAGCTCTCCGGCTTCAGGGGCTGGTAGGAAAGACAACGCCACGGCGGTCTCGCCACGGACCACGGCGGGCTTGTCGGCGTTCTCACGAGCGATGCTGATGGCGGCGGCCACCTTCTGGTCGGCCTTATCCCACTCCCTGCCGAGGTTCGTGACGACGGCCTCGGTGGTCGGGGCATCAGGCTGGACAGGCAGCGGGGCCTTGGAAGTGGCGCACCCAGCCAGGAGCGTTACGCAAATGGCTAGGGCGACGCGCACGGGTCACTTGCCCTTGAGGGCGTCGAGGATGCTCTTGGACTTGGCTTCGAGGGACGCGGCCTTGGCGGCGTTGTTGCGGAAGACAAGGGCGCCGGCGATGAAGCCGACGACGAGGGCGAGGATGTGGGTGATCATGTTAAACGGAAGGGAGGAGTTCGACTTTGACGAGAGGGCCGAGGTCGACAGGGGTCTGCGGAGTAGCGAAAACAACGTCGCAGTAAGACGGCGCTAGGATGACAGTTTCCCCGTTGAAATTCGGGAAGATGTCGTCCAAGAAGTCCGGCGGGCAGACCGTGTTATCGATTTTCCCGATGACGAGTTTGATGCGGTAGGTGTAGGACATTAGACGCCGTGGTATATTTTGGTGCCGAAGTTTTCCATGATGAGGGCTTTCGTGGAGGAAACGGTCGTGTCGACGCCTTCCATGTAAAGACCGAAAGAGCCGGTAGTGCTCGGACCTGCGGTGGTCGTGGCCACTTGCGAATCATTGATGAACAAGGTCACATTGCCGGCGCCGTCCGAATAGATTTTCCAGTCGAACACCTGACGCAGGGTGGGGGTAAAACTGCTGGTGACAGTGGTGACGGTCGTTCCGTTCGTGACGACGAGCTGCATGGCGGCCGCTCCGCCTCCGGCCACCTTAAAACCGATACCACGCTGGGCGGCGGACATATCGCCAGCGCCGAAAGCCGTGTAACCGCCAAGGCTGATGCGCGCAAAAGTATTGGCGTCGCCGTCATAGGTCGGGCTGATGGTCGGGTGACCAAGCATGCATCGTCCGCTGATCCAAATCTTCTTGGTCCAGTCATGAAGGCTGATGGCCGCCGAACGGCTGTACGCGGTGTAGCCGTAACTGACCTGCTCAGTATCATAGACCCCGAGGGCATAACCAGCGGTACCGGCATTCGGGGAGACGTATTCTTTCCAGCGGCCGCCGTATCCGTTGATGGCCGAACCAGCTCCGGAGACAGAGCTAGAGCCAGCGCCTTGGTAGAAAAGGTTATAGCCAGCGTGCAGAAGCATATCCACTACGTTCTTCGGACTGGTCGTAAGGGTCGTGCTAGAAGGGGCGTTGACGTCCGATGTGGCCGCGAAGGCAGTCGGGTGGACGTGGTCGGCGCGTGCGTACTTCAGCGACGTTCCGACAGTAGCCGTACCAAGCGCGGCCGGAGCAGTAGACGAAGCCTGACCGACCACGAAAGCGGTCGTCGCAATCTGGGTCGTGTTCGTGTCAGCTGCGGCCGTGGTCGAGAGGGGCGTACCCGTTAGGCTAGGGGAAGCCAGCGGTGCGCGAGAGGTGTCGGTCGGGTGGACGTGGTCCTGACGAGCGTAGCGGAGGGAAGTGCCGACGGCAGCCGTACCGTTGATGAGAGGGGTAGCCGAGCCAGCCTGTCCAACCACATAGGCCGTGGTCGCAAGGGCGACACTGTTCGTATCAGCCGCGGCGGTGACGCCATTGGTCGTGCCCTGGAGCGTGGTCGTCGAAGTGCCAGTGGTCGAACCGATGGCGATGTTCGTGGTCGAGCCGGCGACGCCATTCGTGCCGATGTTGACCGCCTTGGTCGTGGCCGTCAGGGTCGCACCCGTGCCGAGGTTGATGGTCGACGCGGCAGTGGAGTTGCCGAGGTTGAGGGTCGTTCCCGTGGCCGTCAGGGTTCCGGCGACCGTCGTCGTGATCGTGCCCGAGCCGCCGCCGAGGTTGATGTTGTTCGTCGAGCCTGCCGCCGAAGCCGTGCCGATGTTGATGGTGCGTGTCGAGGCCGAGACCGTCGCACCCGTTCCGATATTGATCGTGCCAGCCGCCGTCGAGTTTCCGTAGGTCGAACTCGCGTTCGTGAAAATGTTGTTGGATGAGAGTTGAGCCGAGCTGCCTTGAAGAGCAACGGCTTGACTCGCTCCACTGATACGCACCCACAGATTTCCTGTGGTCGTCCAGACGTCGCCATCGGTCGGCGTGGTCGGGGCGGCACCGTGAGGAAGACGGAACCCGGCGGTGGTCGTCGTGGACGCAGGGGTATTGACGAGACCGGTGAAGGTAGCACCAGCGAGCGGGGCGTAGGGCGTCAGCGCCGAGGACGTGATGAAGCCCGAAGGGTTGCCCGACAGCGGGTAGAAGTTCGCGGTGACCCAGGACTGCTCGGCCAGCGTCTCGGTCACGCCGTTCAGGCGGACTTGCAGGTCGGTGGTCGTGGCCCAGATTTCGCCGTTGGTCGGGCTGGTCGGAGCCACGCCCGGGGTGATCATCAGGCCGGCGGAAGAGGTCGTCGATGCAGGGGTGACGACTTCGCCCGTGAAGGTGGCCCCGGACAAGGCGGCATAGGTAGACGCTGCGGTGGAGGTCTCGAGCTTGGCGTTGAGCGCCGTGGCGAGGTCCGTCTGGTCGCCAAGCACCCCGAGGATTTCGCCCCACTCGACCGTCTGGAGCGGGGTCGTGCCGCCGACGTTAATCGTCCATGAGGTATAGGTGCCAGAGCCGGTGTGGTTCTGCACGTCCACGACCAAGACACCGGTGCCCGAGTCGTAGCTCGTCACCAGCGCGTGCATATGGTTCGCCGCGTTGAAAGAGATGACGACGTCCTGCTGGGACGAGTAGGACAGACCCGTGCCGACCGTGAAGGTCTTGGTGCCGTTGCCGATTGTGTTGCTGGTCGTCGAGGTCGTCAGGTAGCGGTCGCCCGGGATGAGCGTCTGCCAGGAGTCGTCGTAGTCCGTGCCCGAGTTCTTCGTGAGCACCTGACCAACCGTGCCGCCAGTCGGCAGGCCAGCCGCGATCGGGGCGTAGGTGGCCGCGGCGGTCGCCGAAGTAAGGTAGCCCGACAGCGAGGCCGAGGTCAGGAACGCCGAAGGGTTGCCCGACAGGGGGTAGTAGAGGCCGTTATTGACGACAGTGGTCGAGTAGTCGCCGGCGGAAGCCGTGGCCATCGTGCCAAGACCGAGGTTCGTGCGAGCCGTAGAGGCGCTTGAAAGGTCCGAAAGGTTATTCGCCTTTACCGCGTAGGCAGCCAGATTGACCGTCGTCCAGTCGGTGTTGTAGTTCGTGCCGTCAATCTTCGTCAGGAACTGGCCAGCCGTGCCTCCTGCGGGAACGCCTTGGCCAGCGGGGCCTTGCGGGCCGGTCGCCCCGGGCGTACCGACGCCGATGGTCAGGGTGGCAGGGGCTGTCGCCCCCGTGGTCGCTACTACCGCTCCAGGGATGGTGATCGTGAGAGACATGAAATTAGGCGGTCACCTGACCGATGACGTCGAGGCGCATGGTCTCCGAATAGAAGACCGTGCCGTTGTTCGAGAACTTGATGTCCCAGCGGGCCGAGCCGGTCGCCCATGCCCCGGTATCGCCCACATAGGTCGCCGTGAAGGACAGGCCGTTGCCAGCCACGACCACGACCAGGTCATACTCGTTCTGCTGGGCGTCGATGATGGTCGAGGTGACCGTCACGCCGATGAGGTTGGCGAGGCCGCCAGTTTCAGGATTCCAGACCACGGACGCCCCGAAGGACGTGCCGCGCTTGAAGGTGACGGTGTTACAGCTCATCGGGTCTTAATCTTGCCCCGAATGGAAGGGGGGGCGGTCAGGGCAAGGTGATTGCCGTCGGAGGTCCGTTGAATGTCACAGTATCCTGCGCCACGCCGTTATGGTTTCCGGCCTCAGCCGCGAGCGTGAAGGTCGCAGGTCCTGGGATGGATATATCGTAAGCCGTCACTGTCGCACCGACCATGCCGCCGGCGAAGTCCTCCTCAGCGACATATGGGTAATCATAATCGTCAGGATCTCCCAATACATAGCCACGGACCACGACACCAGAAGGAAGTCCTCCGAATGGGTTATTAAAAACGACCTGCAGCTGGAACGGAAACCAAGTCCGATACAGCGTCGAGGTTATCGCCGTGATGCCAGCATAGGCCGTATCTACATAGTCATAAGACGATGTACCAGCGGCGTAGTCCACGGCATAACCTGCGCCAATCGGAGCAGACCGGAAGTATCCCCATGACGGCTGGCCCGTTCCGCTATCCACAGCGCTCCCGATGACGCGGAAAGCGTTCGTATATGTCGGGGGCGTCGGCATACCGGCTTAGACGCTGGCGTAGTAATAGCGCGCCGTGAGGCCGGTGACCTTGATGCGGTCCGTCCAGAGCGACTTGGTGACCGCCTGCCAGACAGTGATCGCCTTGGTCGTCGGGTCTTGGTAGGCCGTGGCGAGGACGATGTAGGAGTCCGTGTCGCCGGTGGTCGGCATCGTGGTTAAAGACGAGACGACCGGGTAAGACGGGCTCGAGCTGACATGAGCCGTGTTATCGTCAGGATACTTAAGCGTCGAAGAGTCGAAGCCGAGTTTCAGGACGATATAGGAGTAGTGCGTCGTTGGGTTGAACTGCCACTTGTAATAGACGTACTCGTAGTCTGTCACGGGCATGTGCGTCATGAACCACGACGTGCCCTCGATCATCGGGTCGAGGTTGTTGACCAGTCCAGGCTGTACGGTGAACCAATAGGAAAGCGTGCCACCGACAGTCTTCGGGCCGAGGTCGGTGACTTGGAACGGGTGCTTTATCGTGTTATCATAGTTAAGCGAAGTGAACGTCTCAAGCGGCTTGAGAATGTTGAAGTTCTCGCCCTGACCTGAGCTCGTGAAGATATAGCCGACTCCGGGTTGCGTTGCCATCTAAGCTCAGATGTTAAGGTAGACCATGTCTTCCCATCCGGCAGTGGAATAACGGATTTCGTAGACGACCTTGTAGAGCAAGCCGTACTCCTCGACGTTCACCTGAGAGAGCAGATTCTTGTGGCCGATGCCGGAGACCGTTCCGATCGGGCCCCAGTCTGGGATGAGTTTGAAGACGCCCCAGGAGTTGGTCGAAGTAGCCGTTCCAAGCAAAGCGTAAAGGGCCTGCACATCGGTCTGGCTGGTCGTATACATCACGCCAGAATAGGTCGTTGTCGGCGCAAGGTACTGTGTCTTGCCGAAGAGGGACGGATAGTCAGGGTCGACGAAGCCGATGAAGCGGCCACCCATCGGCTGCTCAAAGCAGGCGCCGTGGTAGCCTTCGCAGGACGGAACAGGCACCATCTTGGAGGTCGTCGTGTTATAACGATTTACCACCGGGCCGAGCGTCGAGTCATCATAAGCGCCACCGAAGTCAGCAGGAAGTCCGGCCAAGGCCGTTCCACCATAGCCGGCAGCCGCGGTGAAAAAATTGGGGTGGCTGCTGATGTGCTCGGAGGTCAGGCCGTTGGCGACCGAGGTGTTCGCGTTGGTACGGACGCCGCCGTTCACCGACGGGTCAATGCCGACGTAGTCCACCTTGAGCGTGGCAATCCCCAAGGAGTCCCAGCTGATGCTTCCCTTGTGGGACTTGCAAAAGGTATAGCCTGAACTTGGGAAGGCCGTGCCGCGGACGAATGGAGCAAAGGCCCCCGTGTTGCGGTCGGTCTTGAACGTCGCGTTGATTGTGATGAGACCGAAGCCGTCAGAGTTGGAAGTCCAACCGGGCTGGAGGATGTCAGTGGTGAGGGCGTTGCCCTGGTCGATGCGTGCCATGTTAGGAAATTACATTTGGCCTCCGTAGCCGTCTTCGTGGGGGTTGCCCTTGGTGAAGTCGACCGGAACGTTGCCGCCGCCTTGCGCGATCTGCTGGAGGAGGGCGGTCTGCTTGCGGTTCTCTTCGAGCTGGGCGTTCATAGCATCCATCGCGGCGTTGTTGCCCATGCCGACGACGGCGTTGATACCAGCTGGTGCAAAATACTGTTTAACTTCAGGCTCACCCGAAGCACTCATGTCTTTTTTGATAATGTCTTTCACTGCCTTGCGGATCTCCAAATTCTTTACCGCATAAGCTAGGACTTGCTCTTCGCCGGTAGTTCCAGGCATAAGCGTTCCGCGAATTTGTGCTTGAGCTAGACCTTGAACAGTTCCTTGGCTTACTTTGTTGAAAATTTCAGCAGTTCGTGGGTCATTCTTGAGAAAGTCTTTGATTAGTTCTTCTTCACCCATTTGTGCTTTGCCTTTATTTCCTTCCGCATCGCGGCGTTTCTTTTCAGCGGCAAGGTATCGTGCTTCAGCGCTAATGAATTTAGATTCTCCGACTTCGGCAAACCTCAAAGCTTCTGCCATGTTTTGCCTATTCTTTTCAAATGAAGCCTGAATCGCATTAATAACCGAGTTCAGAATGACAAGCGGAGCAGCATAGGATAGGGCGATATCCTTGAACGCCGTGCTGAACTTTTTTTGGATGTCATCGACCTGCTTGGCAAAAGATACGGTAGCCGACTTGGCCTTGCCCATAGCTTCAGGCACATCTGACTTGGTCTTGAGGATGAGTCCTAGTTCTTGGTCGGCCATGTCGTCAGGGGGTTTCCTTTGCCGGATTGGAAGCCGCGGCGGCTTCGGCGGCCTTGGCTTTGTCCTTGGCCTCCTCTTCCGCCATGAAGGCCTCCTCCTCCGGCGACATGATCGCCACGTCCGCACCCTTGGCGATAGCCAGGGCGGAGTTGTACCAGATGGCCTGACACTCGGGCATTTCCCAAGCGCGTTTCTCAGGGATGCCGTTGACGATGAGGTTGGCGACGATGGCGAGCGGCCACGGAACACCCTTGTCTCCGCCTGACTTCTTGGCCGTCTGCTCCCAGAACTTCGGCCAGTCTTGGACTAGGATGTAGCCGGCGAACGCCTCCAGCAGGCGCTCGAACTTGGCAGGGTTGCGGCCAAGGTGCATGATCCGCAGCTGGTCCTTCCAGCCGATAGGTCCGCCCAGCGGTTCCTCGGCGCATACCTGACAGGCGAACAGCAGGTCCGCAGGCGTGATGCCGCGTAAGCCCGTCACCAGCGGAGAGTCGAAGGCCATCAGGCGAACACGGTATTTCAAGCACCAAGGGAAAAGCGAACGACCCAGCAGCCGAAAAGGTGCCGGGTCGATAAAGGCGTCTAGGAAGCGTCGGTCCATGCCCCTAGTCTACCCCTTGCGGGGCTAAGTCAATTAGGCAGGCGTGATGCCTTCGTAATCGATGGCCGTGACCGTGACCGCGGTGAAGCCCTTGTTCGAGCCCTTCTCGTCAATCTTGGTGACCGTGCCCGTGAAGGAAACCGAAGCCAGACCAGAAGGGTAGGCCGTCTTGGCGTTGGTCGTGAAGCTGAGAGCGACACCGAGCACGGGAGGGGTGTCGGTCTTGCAGATGCCTTCGATGGTGATCTCCGTTTTGCGGTCGTCCAAGCGGTGCGTCTTCGTAAGGCCGGCTTCGTCGACCACGGTGGCCTCGGCGTTGAACGAAGAGGAAAGGCTATAGGACTGGACGAAAAGATTGGTGACAGTACCGGCCACTCCGTAGAGGCAGGTCGTTCCGTTAGAGATGGCAGCCATGGTTACTTATGGTCGGTTTGGAATAGTTACGCGGCAGGGAAAACCGCCAGCAAGTCGAACGAGAACGAGGTCGCCCAGGAACGCTCATCGACCCCTTCGTCTTCCGACCCGATCGTGACGTCATAGCAGGACGCGTCACCTCCCGCGGCGAAGGCCGCCTTGATGCTGGTCAGGTCACGCATATTGCCGGAGAGCGCAGCGCAACGGAGGCGGTGGTCGGCGAGGGTCGTGTCGTCGGCGTTCGAGAAGAGCGTGATGCGGACGGAGCAGGAGTAGTTGCCAAGGCCTTCGGGAAGGTCACTAGGGGCCCGGGCGGACTCGCATAGGACGATGGCCTTCGGGAGGGTCTGCGTCACGGCGCTGTCGCCCGTCAGGAAGGCGATGGTGGTCAGGTCGGTCTGGGCGGCGAGATAGGTCGCTACCGTGGACTCGACGATGTGGCGGATGGATTTGGTGCCCATGTTATTTGTTAAAGTTGGAAGTTTTTGAAGTTAGGACCGAGGAGATGCTTGAGCCGTGCCAGCATCTGCTTGCTCCGATTAGCCATGACCAATGGAACGACCCGGGCGTCTACGGCGATGTCGTTGATGTTGCCGCGGTTGTTCCTGACCAGCACTTCGACGCTCTTGGTGTCGGCCGAGACCCGCGACATGCCGAGGCCAGAAGACGCGTGGCGGTTAATCCAAGCCACGGCCAACAGGTCGACGCCGAAGTCCTTGGGCACGCCGTTGATGACAGGCTTAGGCAGTGATCGGAGAGCCGCGGCCCAGCCGGACTTGATGTAGCCGACCATTGCCTGCCGCTCCTTGATGTACGCATCGAGCTCGCCCTTGCTCTCGACCAGCATTTTGACCTTGGTCGGGCGGATATTCTTGCCGATGCGGCCGCCGAACTTGCCCTTGATACGGTTATGTGGAGGACGCAGCTCCTGCACGAAGCCTTGGCCGTATTCTGTGCGAACTGGGTTCGTCGTGTTGAAGTAGTTACGGGCCTTGGCGAACGCCCGGGCATAGTCCTGGTCATTCGCGATCTTGCGCATGATGGGCGAGAGGCCTTTGAGCGCCTGCATCTTCCCATTACCGATGACCTTATTGAATAGGCTGATGTCATTGGCCTTGGTCGCATAGGCCAGTTGGTTGGTCAGCAGGGCAGAGGCCGATTTGCTGTTGCGGTCGTTCGCGGCGACGTAGAGTTTACGGATGTCCCCGGCCACAGCGTTGTCGCCTGCTGTCTCGGCGGCTTTGGAAAGACCACGGCCGCCACCCTTCGGCAACGGAGGGGTGAAGGTCGCCGCGTCTTGGCAGGCAAGGGCGGCTTGTTCCAATGCCGCGTCTTTCATCGTCTGGCCCGTCTCAGCTGCAAAGCGGCGCAAGGCCTCGATGAAGCGGTTTTGACTGCGGGGCTCGACGCTGACCTCGACCACGGCGGTTTACTGGTTGTCGTCGATGACGACGAGGGTGATCCACGCCGAACCGGGCTTGTAGGTCTGGGTCGTGATGCGGACGGTCTTCCCGCCGGCCACGATTTTCTTCCCCTGACCCAGCGAGGCGATGGGAGCACCGCCCGAGAGTAGGGCCGCCGATGCCCCAATAGACCCATCTGGGAGGCTCCAGGAGGCCGTTACAGCGGGAAGGCGGACGGAGTACTGGGTCCGCTCGCAATACCCCCCTGCTTCGAGGACGGTCTGCACGGCGGGGTCGGAGATGAGGCAGTAGAAGGTGATGGCGCCGGAGTTAGCCGACCCGGCCACGCCGAAGTCCGCGATCATCTCCTTGGCGTCGGCCAGAAACTCAGAGTAAAGGCTCATCTCATCTTTGCCCCGTTTGGGATAGGCACAAAAAAGGGCCCCCTTGCGGAGGCCCCGTTTAAGTCCTTCAGGCCGCTATTAGGCGGTCTTGAGGCGGACGAGGGAGGTGGCGCGACCGACAGCGGCACCGAACATGAGGGTCGCGGTGACGTTGAGGTAACCGCTCTGTTCCATGCCCACGAGGACCTGGACGCCGAGGCCGGTGTCCTGGTCGACGGCGTTCGAGACTTCGAAGCCCGGGATGTCCATCGAGTCCGGCAGGGCGGAAGCGAAGGCGATAGCGTCAGGACCAGCGACCCAGCCAGCGAGGTTTTCGGCGTTGGCCGAGAGGTTCGCGAACTGGTAGATGCGAGCACCGGCGATGACGCCGAGATCGCCGTCAGCGACGATACGAGCGCCGAGGACGTTGTTGCCGACGATCGTGGTGTCCTTGCGGAGGTCCGAGATGTAGGTGCTGTTCAGCACGGCGTAGCGCGGGCTCGGGGCCTTGGCGTCGTCGA